TACCATCAAAAACAAAAAAAGCATCACTACCCATCCAATATGCTACACCATTGACATCTATAGCAGAGTGTGGACTTATAGCACCACAATTAGAACCTAGTTGTTGAAAACCAAATACAAATGGTGCTCCAATAAATGACATACCATGAGCAGAGGTATCTGTTAAAATTAATATCTGTCCTCTAGTTCTTATTGCAGTAACAATCTCACTACCACCAACGATACGTTGCGAACCAGAACTATTAGTTGCTGTAGGTGTCCAATCAGTTTCGTTATCTTGTGAAGACCAACGAATAAACATTGGGTCTTGTGATGATGTTTGTCCTATAGTTGTTTCTGTTCCAAAACATATTACATGTCTATCTGGATTTGATACCAACATAAATTTAGATTTAGTTGGTGCATTACTAACTTGTGCAGCAGTATTAGTTGCAGTTAAAACACCATCTGAAGTGTTCCAAATGAATAATTTATTATCAACATCTAATGCAAGAATATCTTCACCCCAGTTATCTATTGCCCAGTTACGAAGTGCTATAATTACTGAGCTTGATGTGTTGGGGGAATCCCAAGTTTGTGATGAGTTCCATGTTCCTGTTCCCCATCCATATCCAGATAAAGCTCTGTCCCTACCTGCTGTAATTTCGTATTGTACTGTGCAATTACCCGTAGTTGATACAGCAGAAGAGGCGTTAGTGCCAACATCAATAGTATAAGTATTAAGGGTAGGTACTGACTGTATTTCATATTCTCCGTCTACTGTGGATGCTGCCACTCCTCCTATTGTTGCACTAGTTGATGATATAGTTACATAATCACCTTCGCTTGCTCCGTGACTACTGTGAGTGACTGTAAAAATAGATGAGCCATCCGTAGTAGTAAAACACGATGTAATGTTAGCGTCTAATCTTGTAGGTGTTGCATCAAAAAAAACACCCTCGTTGTAAATGTATAATTTTTTATTAGTGCCTAAAGCATCGTAGGCTGTACCATCTAAAGAGTTCCAAGCTAGTTGTGCTCTTGCTACACCAATAAATTCTGTGGTAGAAACTTTTTCCCAACCACCTATTTTTTCTGGAAAACCATAACGGAAACGAACTTTGTCTCCATCTATCCATCTTCCTTTGTTAGTTATATCCGTATTTTGTTTATCAAAACCCGGCCCAAACTGAATTTTATTATATGGCATTATTTACCTGTTGCTATGAAGAAGTTAACAACAGAGAAAGGTTGCATCAGTGCATTGCTAAAATCACTGCCAGAACCAATATTGCTACCACTTTGCATAGTTTCAAAACCTCCTGTTGCACCAAGACTTCTTGATGATAAACCAGAACCAGAACCAGAACCTATTGGTGTTCTACCTTGTAAGTCTGGTAAGTTAAATGTGCTTGAACCATCACCTGTTCCGTACGTTGTTCCAATTGCACTAAATAAAGCTGAATACGTTGAACGACTAACTGCTTGGGCATTACATAATAAATATCTTTTTGTAGAGCCATCAGACTTAGTTGGTTCAGACGCAAAGCCTGCCATAATAATACCACCTGTTGGAACTGTGTCTGTAACATCTTTACCAGAACCAGAAAATAAATTACCGGTGATAGTTGAAGATGCTGTAACTGCTCCAGTTACATCTAGTGCCACTGAAGGACTACCATTTAAAATTCCAACTCTGTCGTTTCCACCATCAACAAAAATTGCATTTGCATTACCATTAGATTCTACTCTGAAATCTACGTCAGCAGAACTTTCATTTATGGTTACATTTCCACCATCTAATTCTACTGCACCTGCAACATTTAATGTTCCTTTACAAACAAGGTTATTGATACCAGTTGCAAAAACATCTTTAACAAATGTGCCATTAGAATACATTAAAGCATGGGAGCCTTGAGTTACTGCTGTGCCAGTGCCTGTGTTTCCTGTGGTTGCAACTGTCAGTGTGTAACTACCTGCCGTATTGTTAAATACAACATAGTTAGATTCTACAGTTGGCAACAATACATTTATATTACCAGTAAGTGTGCCAGTAAATTCTAAAACTTTTTGTCTTGATTCATCTGATGTTGCGTTACTATTTGTTAAAGTTACATCGGAAGAACCTGCTACACTTTTAGAAGCATATCCATAGATAGCTTCATCAATTAAATCAAAGTTAGTATTTGTTTTATCACCCCAAGTGTTTGCGTTTTCACCTGTAGCTTGTTTTTCCAACCTTAATCGTGTTGTAAAAGTTGATGCCATTTTATACTCCTAAATTTATTTTATTTAATCCTCTTATTGGAAAACTTTCAAACTCTACACAGTAAGAATCTAATTTGTTTAATAGTTTGTACTCTATAGGTCTACTCTCATACATTTCCATTAATTCATATTTTGCTACCATACACTCTTCCTCAGTAGAATATATAAATCCATTGTACTTAACTGATGGTGCATTAGGCATGGATACAAGCACTAACATGAACCATATTTTAATCATTATCCACCCAATGGGTTAGAATTTTTTGCTTTAATTTCTTCAATTAATACGTCTTGTAACTCATTCTCCTTCTTAATTACTGCAACATCTTTTGCTACTTCTTCGATAGATTCTTCTAATTCCCATCCATACTCTTCTAATTCTTTAGAAGCACTAAGTAATTTTTTGTCTAATTTATCTATGTCATCATTTGATGCCGCATCAGCTAAAACAGATTGTATAACCTTAATGTCTTTGATTATATCTTGTGTAATAGCTTTCATTTCATTGCTATTACCTGCAATGTCATTCCTTAAATTATCTAATACATCATTATCCATGCTAATGATTGTAGTTTCTAATTCTTTCATTTTTATGTTAATGTTATTAATGGAATCATTAATTTCTGTTAAATCAACAGTTTCATTAACAACAAACTCTTTATTTTCTATTTGGTCTAATCGTAAGTTGAACTGACCCCATGTGTAAAAGCCACCTCCGATTGCCCCAATTACGCCTAAAAGTGCTGCATATGTGCTAAGTTTTTCTATAATTTTCATTGTTTTAATGCCTCCAGTTCAGCTTGTAGCTTTCTTTTTTTGGTTTCTATATTTAATAGTTTAACTCTGTGTACCTCTACAGGGTCGTTATCTGTATACGAACTTAAAGAAGTTCCTACATATATTTCTCCAGAGTAAGAAGATAAATCTATTTGAAGGAATAACCCCACATTCGTATCGTTGTAAATTTCTTTCGCAGAATAAAATGCAACTTGTTTATACGAATCGAGGTCATTCCCTTTAAAAAATAAATCCTCTTTTGATAAGTTTTTAGTTGTTTCTTTTGTTACTTTTGCAATTTGTTTTGCTATTGTTTTTAAATTCTTTTTTAGTTTTGTTTCTACTTCTGCAACATCTGTTTTTGTTTTGTCATCAACCTCAACTTCTTCCGATTGTATATCTTCTTGTTCTCCACTTTCCTCTGTTGATACATCGGAGTCCTCAGTTTCTGTGCTATCGGGTTTCTCCTCCTCTGTTTCATTTGTTGCAACTTCTTTTTCTTCTTCTACTGATTCTGACTCAGTAACATCTTCCACTGTTTCTTTTTCTTCTTCAACAACCTCTGATATGCCTTCTTCCTCCGTTGCGACACTTTCCAGTGGTTCTTCAAACTCTTCAAAAGATTCTTCAGTAAGTTCATCATTGAACTCCTCCTCAGTTATCTCTTCAAAAAATTCTTCAGCAGTTATGCCTTCTTCTTCGAGAAACTCCATGAACTCTTCTTCCATGCCAGTCTCTTCTAAAAATTCTGTAAAGTCCTCCTCAAACTCTTCTGTAAATATTTCCTCTGTAACCATTATTGGTTCAGAAAACTCTTCTTCAAAAAATGCCTCTTCAATTACAGGCATTTCTTCATAACCCCCCATATCAAATTCTTCTATTGGAGGTAGTTCGTCTATGTTTATTTCTTCAAAGTTAATTTCATCAAATGTAAATTCATCTCCTATAATTATAATGTCTTCTTCAAAATATAAATCATCTGTATTCCATTCAAAATCTTCTGGAATATCATCTATAATATCAATGATGTCTTCATCAATATCTTCTATATTTTCTTGAGTATCCTCATCTATAGGATTGTACTCAACATTATTATAGGTCATGTTTAACGATGCACCTAATAAGTTTGGCCCTTGTCTTGATTGATTAGTATAATTACTATCTGTACCAGACCAAGACCAATCTACATTGTTTGCACCTAAACCTAGATAAATTATTCTATCGTTATATTGACCACAATTAGCAGTTATGCCAGTTGTTGTGGTTCCCGGATAACCATTACAATTACCTTGAAAACCAGAAACCTCAGTCCTTGTTTGTGTGACTGTAGATAAAGTATTGCCACTACTATCTTTTAATACAACTGTTGTGGTATGAGAATCATTATCACCACCTTTAGACTCACAGTTACCTTGTGTGCTCTCACAGTTAGCAACATCGACATGACTATTTAAAGTTATGCCATTATCTAGCATAGGTTGTGTAATAGTATTACTGTATAACTTTACATCACTTGCAGATACTGTTGCTGTGCCAGTTACTTCAAAGTCACCACCAACATCATACTTATAACCACAGTTAGCCTGTCCAGTAGGACAAGTAATCGTAAACCCATTGACATTTGTGCCATTTGAAACATAGCCACTACCACCATCATTAATCATGTCAGTAGATGATGAATTCCAATCTACCCCATCATTTTTATTAGGTAGTAAATTTCCAGTTGTTATTGTTTCTGCATAAACACTAAAACTAAATAGTAGAGCCAGTATGTATTTTAACATTAAATACCTAAAGCGTTAATAATTAAACCACCTGTTATACTAATTGCGTATGCCATTACTACTATCTCAATCGTCATGCACCAAAATAATAGGGTTTTCTACTATCTCCTTTTTTTCTTCAATAATAATTTCTTCTTTTTTTGACTCTGCAAGTTTTTTAGCATTTTCCTCTGCTATTCTTCTTGCTTCTTCTTGTCTTTCTATTTCTGCTAGTTCTTCATCAATACGAGACCTGTTCTCTAATTTTGACACATATGTGTTGTAATCTGGTCTCTCTAAATCATACTTGTTCCATTGTTGAATAGCTTCTTTTCCTATCTTACCTTCAAACGGACAAGGAGTGCCTGCCATCATCATCGCCTCAAAAACTCTTTCATCTTGACACAAAAGTGACACAGCCGCAATCTTCATCTGAAAATCATATAAAACTTTGGCTAGCAAAACCCTTTCACAATTTAAATCCCGGATATGTTTTCCACCCGATACACCAAAAGACATAGTAGAAAGACCACCGCTAACACCCATGCTACAAACATTTTGAGACATTGACGAAAACGAAGGAGCGGAAGCTGAGTTGACGGGTACATCTGCCCCATTTGTAGTAGATGAAGTGGTACTCGTTGTTGTGTTTGTTTGTCCTCCAGAGTAGGTATTTGTTGTAGTCGATGTATACCCTCCTGTGATTTGGGTATTGCTGCCACTTTGATTCGTTTGTGAGTTGGTGTCATTGTTTGAATCGCCCCATACTGGTAAACTAATAATTATTAAAAAACTTAACATGAATAATAATAACAAATTATTTTTAATCATATTGCTCCGTGTCCTAGTAGCATTTATTACCCTAGCTGTGCTTTGCATTTTGCAATGTAAGCCGCTTTTACTGCATCTGTCCAAGCCGCATTACAAATATCTTGAACCTCTTGAGGTTCCCCAGAAATATCTGTATTTGTGGTTGTATAAGAACCATCTGCGTTTCTGTCAGTTATGCTTGGTGGCAACACTTTTCTATGTCTACTTGATGATATTTTCACACCATCTTCTTTAATGACAGTGTCTTCATTTACGAAAACTACTTTGTCATTATCTAGTTGTATACCAGAAATAATTGTTTCTTTACTTAATGCCATTTTACCTCCTAACTATCCGTTGTATAAAATCCTGCTAAATTAAATGTATCAGTGCTAAAAGTTGCATGAGTAGCAACTGAATTGTCTGATTGAAATAAATTAGCATTTGTTGAATTGTTTGATAAAACAAATTTTACTGCAATAGCACCAGTATCTGAGTGATGACCTACAATTCCAATTTGAGCATCAGAACCTTCTGCATCACCACCTAAGCCCGCAGTTTGGTCTTTTACTGTAAAGGGTAAACCTGTTAACGTTTGCGTTGCACTATTACTAGATGTTGGTATTACACCTGCACAAGTAAACCAAACCATTCTACCTATTTTTGTGTAAAAACCTGTTAAAAAATTTGATGCTTGGGAAGAACTTAAATTAAAAGTGCCTTCTTGATAATCATCTAACACATTAGCATCTGTGCTTACGTTAGCAGAGTCTGGAAAATTAATTTGACCATGTGCCCCTAAAACTAATTGACCACCTTCACTACCATCTAAAGTTAAAAATGTTGTGTCAGCACCGCCATCAGTTCCTTTAAATATAATGTCTGTATCATTTCCTTGAGCATCTACAGTTATATTACCTGCACTTGTTGCTAGTGTAGAAGCCGCATCACCAGTTGTTACATCATCTAATGCAACACCAAAACCAGAAGCAGTACCACTGTTTGTTATAGTTCCACCAGATTCGATTGTTAAAGTAGAACCAGATAAAACTTTAAAGTTATTTGCTACAATTTGAAAATCATCTGCACCCGCAACTTTAATATCTATTTGGTCATCTGTATCGGCATGAATGCTTGTATCACCATCGGTATCTAAAATTAATTCTGTGCCATTTAAGTCTGCATCTAATGGGCCACCAACTGCACCAGATATCTCCACAATAAAGATACTAGCACCACTTGCAGGGGCTGTACTAAAAGTA